GCATAATCTATCATCTGGTCCAAAATGTCATCATGGAACTGAGAGAACCCTTCTGTTCCGGGAGATGAATTGACTTCAATGATAAGAGGTTTCCCTTCCTTCGTCATGAAGTGGTCTACACCACAAATTTCACATCCAGAAGCAGAAGCCGCTTTCAGCACGACTTTCTTTTCCTTTTCCGACAACTCGTAGTTTTCTATGTCTCCGCCTTGGGCGTAATTGTTTCTGAAGTCTTTTGAAGAAGATTTCTTAGCTCTCTTCATGGCACCGACAATCTTTCCACCAATGACTATGGTTCTCACGTCAAAATCGGTGTTTACGCACTCTTGTATGATGGCTTCGCTGCCGAACTTCCACGCAAGTTGCAAAACGGACTTCAAAGATGACTTTTTGTCCACCTTGACAACACCTACACCTTCGGCACCTCTAACGGTTTTCACAATGACCGGAAATGTGGGCAATTCTTTTTCTATCTTGGCGAGTCCGTCCACGTTTCTCACAAACCAAGTTTTCGGTGTCGGGACTTCGTATCTTTCCAACAGGTCGGCAAAATACTTTTTGTTCGCCACATTCTTTATGGCTTGCATTGTGTTGATTGTATGTATGCCGACATTTTGAAGAAAGTTCACGCAGTATTCCGAAGGACCTTCGTCCATGTCTCCACCACGAATCATTGCGACGGTTTTGTCTATGTCCACGGTTACATCTTTATCAGACCCGTGGTCATAAGTCAGCTTGTTTCCATCCACTTTCTTGAAGTTGACGGAACTGGCGTCTATCATGTGGTATTCGATGTTTCTATCTTCGCAAGTCTTTCCGAGTTGACCGGCGGTGGATTCGTCACCCGCTTCGTGTTTGTGGCTGCTTACAATGAGAACGACTTTGCCTTCGTTCTTGTTTTCCAAATCTTTTTCCTTTTCCATCAGGTTTCCTCGTCTACGAATTTGAAAGCGTCGTCAAATTTCTTGAACTTGTATGTTTTATCCTCGTCATAGACCTTGTAACCCTTTTCCGACTTGGAAATCTCTATCTTTCTGTTTTTTCCATACGGAAAAAGAAGTTTGAGACACTGGTAGTCTCCCTTCCTAATGTTGACTATGGTCCCGGAATTGCTATAGACATACGATTTGATTCTATCGTATTCCTTTTCACTGAAATCCTTTTTCAAATCCATATACCTATCCCATCAACCGAACATACCCATCATCACCTTTTTGTAGTCTATGTAGTTTTTCACGGAGAAACTGAGCTTCTTGATGTTTTCCAGGACATTTTGAAGATACTCCACAATGACCTCTTGAACCGCCATTTTGTTTCGCAACTCCAAAATATCTTCTCTTGTATTTATTTGATTTTCAACTTCTCCTTTCTTGCTCCAGTCATATCCGTCCTTGTATTTGACTTCCTTGTATGCAACCCCGAAACGACTATCATACATGATTTTCATCTGCTTCAAGGTCAGCAATTCGGTGGAATATATGTCTAGATACTTCTGATACAACGACGAATTGTCCACACACAAGGATTCCACATTTTTAGGGTCGAACTTTATCTCTTCTTCCGCCTTTTTCTTCAACTTCCTGAACGTTTCCAAGTCCATAAATTCACCTCAATGCAAATAAACAATGGGAGGTCTTCCTCCCATATATTTATCTCAAATGGAAAATTCGCTTTGTCATGGGTTTCAAATTTTTCATCGTTTTACGATGAAACGACATTTTTCGTTTGGCGTTTTCACCGGGTAAATTCGATTTTTTCAGGGCGAGCGCTTTCGTTCTTTTCAGTCGTCTTTTCGCCATCACATGGAAAATTCATGACAAAATGATGAAAAATGACAACACGATGGTTTGAGGTTTTATATAAATATTCCCGAAATCCCAAAAAAGGGATTCTATCTCCGTGTAGAGTGCTTTCCCCGTTTTGTTTTCGGGGTCGGCAAGAGAAGTCAAGACGGAAACTTGACTTTGCGCTTTTGAGGGCGAACTCTTCAACGGATGAACATACCCCTATAAGGACATGTTCCGAAATGGGCAGAGTGAACGATCAGACGGTCGGTAAGATGTCGGTTGAGATTTATTTCGTTCCTCGGTGGAATCCATATCCACTCTTTGTTTCACCCTCATGCCATAAGCGAGACATGGAAGAATCTCGAATGACGGTCGCCAGCCGGTTAGAGATTGCTCCCATGCGGGTGAAACCCGCGAACAAGAGAAAACAACGCCCATGTCATTTTAGCCGTCAAGTTTCGGTTGAAAAGAAAAGTCCCCATACAGGTTGACCGCTGGGGTTAATAAACCGAGTAAATCCAAATTGCGTTTTGCGATTTGTCCCATATTTCCGTATGGGCAAATTGCGTCCGAACGCAATCACCATAAGAGAAATCAACATATAAGACAACATCATGAATCTTCAACGGCTATCACCATTAAGTCTTACAACAGCAACCATCACTGATGGTTATCACCAGTGGCTACCATCATTGTTCACTCTTCATGATAGCGGTCTAGACGACCATCGACGACGGCCCTGCAACACCGCTTTTGAATATGGATATGGTCTTGTTTGATTCTTGATACAATGGCATACTACATCCATTCAAAATCCATTATGAATCCATTGAAAATCCATGCAAAAACATATGACCATTACGTGAAAACAAATTAACTTACAAACATATTTCCATATCCCAAAAGGAGAACGGATTGGTCGAGTTCAAGAAAATGGAGTTCAAAAACTTCCTTTCATACGGAAGTGCTTCCACGTCCTTTTCCTTTGAAAAAGGACTTCACACAATAGTCGGAAAGAACGGACGGGGAAAATCGTCAATCATAGACGCTCTTTCGTTTGTTCTTTATGGTCAACCTTACAGGAACATCCGCATACCGGAACTGGTCAACAGAATCAACGGGAAAAAATGCGAAGTTTCATTGGAATTTGAAGTCAACGGACACTCATACAAGATAATGAGGGGTCTGAAGCCGACCAAGTTTTCGCTGAAAAAAGACGACAACGAACTTGATCTTCTTTCAAGCAAGAAACTGACCCAAACCGAGATAGACAAAATCATAGGAGCCGACTACAGGCTGTTTCGTCAAGTCATAGCTCTTTCGTTAAACGCTTCAAAGCCTTTCCTTTCTTTGAATCCCGCCGAGAAGCGTTCCATAATAGACACCATATTCAACATAGACGTTTTCGGCGAAATGACGAAGAACGTTAAAAACGACATTGCCGAGAAAAAGGTGGACCTTCGTATAATGGGAGGCAATCTCAACCTCGCCCAACACAAGGTCTCAAATGCCTTGGATAGATTGTCAGAATATGAACGTCTTTCCAGGAATTTCGACACCGACAAGAGAACCAAGTTGGAATCGGTTACATCAAAGATAAACAACACCATTTCTCTCATGAAAGAAAACAAGGAGAAGTGGGAAGTCTATTCGGCCAAGTTGACCGACGAAAAATTTGACGAGTCCGTTCAGAAAGGAGAGTTGTCCTCGCTTAGGGACGAACTCAGCACGAACAGATATGAAATTTCAAAGAGAAACGAAGAGAACGTTTTTCTTGACGAAAACGACGTTTGCATATATTGTGGCAACCCTATTACCATAAAGCACAGGGAATCTCACAAAAAGGAAAACGGGAAAATCATTTCCCGATTGGAAAAAAGAAACCAGGAAATAGAAAACAGAATTTCGGTCTTGGAAAAAGAAATTGAATCCATCCAGTCGAAGAGAGCCGAACAATCCGAATTAGCTTCAAACATGAAGAGATTGTCCGAGAAGAATTTGGAACTGGGTGATTCTTTAAGTGAATATAAAAATTCACGCAAAGAGATAATGGAAAGCAAATTCATTCTTGACGGCGATTCCATAAAGAATGAATACGAGCAATCGAAAAAGTCTTATGAGGACGAAAAGAGCAAGTATGACAATCTCTCCCACGAGATGATAATCAACGAATACCTGTCAAAGATTTTGTCGGACGACGGGGTCAAGAGTTACTTTTTGAACAATCTGCTTCCAATTCTCAATTCAAAGGTCAGCGAGTATTTGAAGGCATTTGACATGCCTTTTGTATTCTCTTTCAATTCCAAAATGGATGAGAAGATAATCTCCGTTTCGGGAAAGCAATCGGAGGTCACCTATCAAAGTCTTTCCGAAGGCGAGAAGAAGAGAATTGACATAGCAATCATATTCTCTTTCATGGACGTAATCAAAACAATCAGCAACTGGGACTGCAATCTCCTTTTCATTGACGAACTTCTTGACTCCGCGGTCGATACAGACAACTCCAATCTGATATTGAACTCTATGGACGAAATTGTTAAGAAAAACAAAAACCTGTGCTTCTATGTTATTACACACCGGTTTGCCGATTCGTATAATTGGAACACGGTGGTCAACATCGAGAAGCATGGGTGTTTCTCTTCGCTCAAAGTGAAGAAGGACTTTATTCAATGAAAACAAAGATAAGCAAAGAAGAATTAAGAGAACTGATAATACAACACCAAAGTTTATCAGATGACATAGACCCGTCTTGGCTTGACTGCTACAAGAAGTTTCCCACAAGAAAACTGAATGAAGCGGAATTGTGCCAATGGCAAATAGACAAACAGGATTTCATAGACTACAAGAGAGACTGGTATGAGAAGAAAAAATACCAGTTGGAAAACGAAACGGAAGAAGAAAGAAAAACCCGCCATATCAGGTTTGAAAGGGTTTCCGAAAGACTTGCGGGTTTGTATTATGAACTTGTGGACGGTCTCTTGAAGTTGCCGAAGTTCAATAATGCAGGCATAGGCGAAGATTTGAAAATGGACATGAGACAATCGGCTGTCAGCATTATGTATAAGAACACCTACAAGTTCGACACAAGAAAACCAAACCCATTCAGTTTCATGACAATGGTTGCAATAAATGCCATGCTGATAGAGAAGATAAACACGATAACTTGGCGTATGAAACACGTCCCTATTGACTTCATAGAAAACTGCGACAAGGAAAACGAGGACGACATCATAGAGTTCATCAAGGGGAATTTGGCTTGAGAAAAGTTGCTTTGATTGCAGACCTTCATTTCGGGGTCAAGAAAAGCGACGTAACCTTTTTTGCGTCGCAGAAAAGATTTTTTGAAAATTGTCTTGTCCCTGATTTGAAAAAGAAGAAGATTAAAGACCTCTTCATTTTGGGAGACGTGTTCGACCACCGTCATCAGGTCAATGTGAACATATTGTCGGAAGTCTACAATATGTTCAAGAATACCTTGGCCGAATTTGATGTTAGAGTGATAGTGGGCAACCACGATACATATTTCAAGAGCACAACCGAGGTCAATTCGGTTTCGTTTCTGAACTCATTGGATAATGTTAGGGTGTATTCCAAACCCGAAAAGGACTGGAAGTTTGACGATGTTTTCATGGTGCCTTGGATTGCAGATGAAAAATCTTTCTTTGATGATTTGGTGAAATGCCAGTGGACTTCAAAGTATTGTTTTGGTCATTTTGAGTTCAACGGATACCAACTTAACAAATACAGCATTTGCGAATGTGGATTGGACTCGTTGAAGATTCAAAATCACTTCTCCAACATATTCACAGGACATTTCCACGGCCGAAGTTCCAAACAAACCGACGAAGGAATCATTCAGTATATCGGGAGCCCTTATCAAATCAACAGAAACGACATAGACGATGTTAGGGGATATACCATTTTGGATTTGGATAAATGCGAACAGGAATTTGTCCCTAACAATGTTTCAATGCGTTTTTTGAAAATCAAATACCCCGAGACGCCGAAGAGGGCTGAGGTCAAAGGGAACATAGTGGATGTTGAAGTCGTGTATGATGAAAAATACAACGAAAGCAACGTTCAAATGTATGTGGATAGAATAGACGGCATGGGTCCTGCATATCCTGTGAACATAGTCATCAACAATAAGATGATAGACGACATAAATCAGACCGACTTTGCGTTTGAAATCAAATCTGTCGAAGAACTACTTAAGGAATATGTGGACGGATTGGATATAGATATGAAGAACGAAGTCAAAGAAAGACTTTTGGCTTTGTATGACGAATGTTCGAAACAATAACGTCGTTAAATAAATACGTGTAGATAACCCCAAATTGGGAGAACGATGTTATGAAGTTGATGATAGAAAATGCCGACAAGGACTCATTGGTTACAGAATCGGTCTCCGTTGATGGAAACAAGACGTGGAAAATTTCTGGTCCGTTTATGGGTGCTGAGGCTAAAAATCGCAATGGGAGAATTTATAGACTTCCTGTTTTAACTAGAGAAGTCAATAAGTTTATTGAAGAAAAGGTTAAACAAAATCGAGCTATGGGTGAATTAGATCATCCGCCGACTCCTCAAATTTCGCTTGACAGGGTTTCACATCTGATAACCGACTTGAAGATAGAAGGTAATGATGTAATAGGAACGGCCACTATTCTTAACACCCCAACAGGTAAGATAGCACAAGCTTTACTTGAAGGGGGTGTCCGGTTAGGTGTTTCTACCAGAGGTTTGGGTGACCTTGAATCCGACGGTATTCACGTTTCGGATTCGTTTTCGCTTTTAACGGTCGACATAGTAGGGGACCCCTCGTGCCAAAAAGCTTTCGTTGAAGGTATATACGAAAACAAGGAATATATCATTAACGGAAACGAAATCGTGGACGCTGCTGTAAAGGGGTTCGTTAAAAAGTTAGACGCAAACGGATCAAGACACCTTATGGAAGATTTAAGGTCGTTTTTGAGAGACATAACAAAGGCTTAGGAGGTTATTATGGGATTTTACGATAAGCAAAATATAAAGATGTTCAATGAATCCATTGAACCCAATAATGCTAAAAAGATAGCCAAAGATTTTTATACTTTTTGTGATGAAGCCAACGATTTCATGAATGATTATATATGGAAAGACGCCACCGCTATGGGTAAAAGGGTGTTCGAATCAGAGTGGAGAAAGGCCATAGGGGGTTTCGGCAAAAAATTTGGCATTTATCTTGATCCGGAAAACTATGAAATTGGCGTTGAGGTGAAAGGAAAAAACAGCGGTGTCAAATACGCCAATTTGGGTGATGACAACCTTTTCAACATGGTTGATTTTGATGACAACGACCAGCAGCAATTCTATGATACATTGTCTAAAAATCTTGATAAAGTCATAAACGCCGAATCTGATTGGCTGGATAAGTATTACAGAAAGAATATCAAGAAGGCTTAGTTGTTTCGTTTTTGAAAAGAGGGACCGCGGTCCCTCTTTTTGTTTTATCATATTTGGTGTTTGAATAAATATGATAGAATTGTAATTTGAGGTGAAAATGAACTTATTTGAAGCCACATCAGTATTGAACCCGTTTAGCAAGAAATTCTTGCAACTAGACAAAGAAGATTCCAGCAGACGGCAGCAATTCATAGACAATGCTCAAGGTAAGGGTGAAGAGGACAAGCCTTTCATTGGTGACCTATCGCCACAAGACTATGGTTACTTCGGGGCCGCGCAGAGCCATATTGCCTTCTCGCAATTCTTTGAGGATAAAGCGACTAGACTTTCCAAATATAGGGAAATGGCAACATATCCCGAAATTTCACTCGCTCTTGATATGATATGCGACGAAGCCGTTTGCAAAAACACAAAGAACGAATCGTTCACCTTTACCATCAACAACACGTCGGACATAAAAAGAAAAGACGTTTCCAATCTCAAAAAGGAATTTGACTACGTTGTAAACAATCTCCTGAATTTCAACGATATGGGATGGGAGTTGTTCAATAAATGGCTGGTGGACGGTGAAATTTATTTGGAACCGGTCCTGGACAAAAAGCAAAAAGAGATACTTGGTTTCAAAACCCTTTCGCCTTTCACAATGGTCCCTATCTTTGAAGGTGGCGTCATAACCCACTATCATCAAGTGGATAATGACAAAACCGTGGAGTTTTCGCCCAACGAAATGTTGTATGTTTCGTTTGGTAAATACGGGAGAAACCGACAGGACGTTAGAGGGTTCTTGGACAACTCCATAAAAATCTACAATCAGTTGAGAAATCTTGAGGACGCTGTTGTCATTTACAGACTTGTCCGTGCACCTGAAAGAAGATTGTGGAACATTGAAATCGGCAATGCCCCTCCCGGTAAAGGCGAAGAAGCCGTCCGTCAGGTCATGAATAGATACAAGAGAAATTTGAACTATGACCCCAACACAGGCATGGTCAACTCAAACGCCCATATTCAGGCGTTGACCGAGGACTTCTGGTTTGCACAAAGAAACGGACAAGCGTCGACCGTTGAAACAATAGGCGGTGGCAATTCCATTCTAGGTGAATTGACCGACGTGGACTTCTTCCTTAAGAAACTCTACAAGTCTTTGAAGATTCCGCAGACCCGTTGGGGTGCGGACTTGGGTGGTTCTACTCCACAATACACAAACACCCAGGACATTGAAAGAGAAGAGTTGAACTTCACCAAGTTCGTGGAAAGATTGCAAAACAAGTTCAAGAGATTGGTCGAAGAAGCCTTCATTCTAAATCTGAAAATCAAAGGCTATCCGAAGGAATTGTGGGACCCGTCTAGATATACCATAACTATGCAAATGTCAAATGCCTTCCGAGAATATCGCGAACTAGAGTTAATACAAGCTAAACTAGACTTGATAAGCAATTACCAAGATTTGATATATTCCGCGGAAAATCCGACGGGTAAACTCAGTAATGATTTCTTTATGAATTACATAGTTTCATTACCGGGTAATTTAGCAGAAAAGAATAGAGAACTTCTTGATATTGAAAAGGCTAAGGTTGACCAAGAAGGTGGAGAGGTTTCACCTGATATGATGATGTAATCAAATCCCATAAAGAATCAAACGGAGAACCGAAGTTCTCCGTTTTTCTTTTCTCAATAGTTCCAACTCGGTCCATACTGCCGGTATATGTTGAATATGGACTCGGGTCTCTTGAACTCGTGTGTATATGGGGTGTATTTCATGAGTTCGGCTATTTTGTCGTTGGGGATTTTTTGAAGGTATGTTATCTTGCGGAAATCATAGACCCTATAAGCTTTTCTAGATTTTCTGTAAGCGGCCGACATTATCTTTTCCTTTATCTTGCTTCTCTTATTGGAATCAAACGCCAAACCGTTCAAACTCTTGAATATGGCCAACCACATTTGTCTTGATTTCGGGGGCATGAAGTGGAAATTTATTCCCAACGCATAAGGGTGCCCCTTTATGTTCATAACGTCAAATATGTATGCCACTGGCCGGCCATCGTATATATCCAAAATGTGCTTTGGCAATTTTGAAATTGTGTCGGGTGGATTTTTGTAATCATAGTGGTATGTATAGAAATATCCACTGAACATGTTTGAAGAAGTCTCCGTGTTTTCACGGATGAAATTCTCAAAGTCTTGTATGTGTGTATAATTGGCCATGGGTTAATCCATGAAGAAAGACAATTCGTCCCAGTCCACCTCTTCATTTTCGTTCAACGAGGAAATCCTGTCGTTTATCAAATCATAGATTTCCTTGTCCATTTTACCATACATAAGGACGAACATTTCTTTTTTCTCTTTATCGGTTCCATTGGCGAAAGTTTCACGCACCGTCGTGCCAGAAATCATTTTGCCTTTGAAAGCGTCTGTTTGCAAAGGAACGACATAATACATTCCTGCAGCCCACTGACATCTGTCGGTCCTCTTCTCCGGCCAAGGAATAACGTCTTTTGGTGAAGCAGAATCTATGTTTATCAGGTCGGGAATCTTGATCAACCTATCACCGTCTTTTTCACCGACAGCCACAATCCAAATGGCGTCCTCGGGTTTCTTTTCCAAAACTTCCTTTGGGTAGTAGGGCAGTCTTATTTGTTCAACGTTTTTCACCCCGAACATCTTATTCCAAATCTTTTTCTTTTCTTGGAATGTGAACGGAGATTTTTTCTCTTGTTTGTTAGAGGTGGTTATGATAGGGTCGACCCCGAAAGTCTCCTTCAAAACCTTATACACGTTGTAGTGGTTTTTCGTTGGTGGTTGGAATCTACCCGGGTAGGTCACTATCAAATGGCCTTTCGGTAGTTTTGACAACTTCGTTTTGATGAATGAGTTTGCAAAATTCGACATAACACCACCTTTGTGCTCTATGGTATTTATATTGGAGAGTCAATAAATAGGATGAAGTAATGTTGCAAAGAGGTTTGCATGAATTTCATAGAGTATTTGAAAGAATCGACATTCAGGTTAACCCCTCAAATGGTTGACGTTGCATATGACACCGCCAAGAGATACGATTTTGAGGACAACATCATACACGAAGTTGTCGTGAAGTCCATATACGACGTGTTGAGGGAAATGCAAAGCAAAAATTTGGTTGGGCGTAGGTTGATTTGGATAGACGAAGCCATAAACATACTTCGCAAATATGCCAAGAAGTGCGGCCACGATGAAGAGCTGAAGAAATATGAACACGACGACCATAAGTGCATGGTGCTTATGGAGTTCTTCTCGCAGATTTACAACGTTGTGAGGTGATATGAACTTCAAGAACTATTTGAACGAAGTTTTTGTCAAAATTGACAAGAAGTCCGCGAACGCCGTCAAAGACTTTGCCGAAAGATACGACTTCAGGGACGAAAAAATCGGTTCTATGATTTCGTCCTCGGTGGAAAAGATTTTGGACGGTGTGGACGGAAAACACATGGACAAAAACACATTTGCGAACGTTTGCATATCCAAAGCCAAATCGTGTGCAAATGAAATGGGATTGGAAAGTTCTTTCAAGTCGTTTATGAACAGCACATCGAACACTTGGAACATTTTGGACTTTTTCTCAAAGGTTTACGATATAGTAAAGTAGGGGATTTTCGATATGGCAAGAACGATATGGTTGAATGACAACATATATCCTCACTTGGAAAATCCGTCTGATTGGGAGGACGCAAAAACCAATGGAGCGGAACTGGTTTCCATAAATGAGAACGGGTCTGAAGTCTCCGTGGTTTACAAGCATAACGGAAAACTTTGCGCTGGCAAGTATTCAGTTGGGGTATTAGGTCCACAAATTGCGGAAACCTCCGGTGACGAAGGAGGCGGTGGCGGATCAAGTGGAATGGAAAACCCGATGACTTCCGCCGGGGATATTATAATCGGCGGGGATGAAGGGACTCCGACTAGATTGGGTAAGGGCCCTGTCGGGTCTGTTTTGAAGAGCGGAGAAAATGGGATAGGTTGGGGAGATGACGAAGGCGGTATGCCCAACCCAATGACATCCGCTGGGGATATTATTGTAGGTGGAGAAGGTGGAGAGCCTACAGCCTTGCCGATAGGAACTTCGGGTCAATTTCTTGGAACAGATACTTCAGGTGTTTTTGGCTGGAACGATCAAGTGTTTGTCAAGAATGGGACCACCATAAAGCCTAAGTCGCAATTATACGATGATTTACACGCCCTTGATTTGACTCACCAATATAATTCGTTCGGACAAACTAATGCTAAACTAGGATTTCATGAATCCTGGGGAACAATGAGCTTATATGCCGACGCGTTATATGAGATGAGATGGCCAACTTCTGCCACCTATGGCAGAGCAAAATCTTGGACTTGCAGAAACACATATCAAGGTTCACCTTCCATAAGAACTATAATTTTCCCTTATACGGACTTATCGGGTGCAAATCTTTTATCTGGTTTGGTTTTGGAATATGCAAGCGGCGGAAATCATCCGATAATTAAAAACTTCAGTGGAACTTTGTCGTCTGCAACTGCGATGAGATGTGATCCTGGATATTCTTCGATATCTAAATCAGGCACGAATGGCTTGATGTGGGACATGAGCTACTCCGCGTGTATAAGACCCGACTGGTCGGGCACGTGGGGGCAGAGTCAGAGAACCGATGTAACGATCGGTGCTGGTATTTCGATTTATTCTTCTGGATCAGAGACAAACCACGGAAACCAGCCGGTTGTCGCATTACTGGTCAAAAAGGGCATAACGCAACTCAAAGACAATCTCTTCGTTGAAGGGTCGAACGCTTATATAAACAATACGATATACACTAGTAAGATAATTGTGGGTGGAAGAAAATATCCTCCGGCTAGAGATAACAGAACTGAAACGGTCGCTTGTAATGGTATAGTCTATGGATATGGAGAAACATCCGCTAGAGACGCTTTGACTTCTGCTGGCAAAGACCCTGGCCGTCAATACTACACCACAGACGATAACAGAGTCAACGTCTATAACAACACAACTTCGGGTTGGGACAAAATCGCCTATTTGTCCGATGTCGGCGGCTCAGGAGGATTTACTGCGGAAATAGGGAATCCATATTCTACATATGAATATGATTGTTATAGTCAATATCAAAACTTCTTGAGTTATTTCTATGCCAAGAAGTCTACTATAAACGAAGCCTTCATAATTCCAATGGGGAATCGTTCCATAGAATTTGATGCTCGCCCCACCATAAGAATATATGAAGGCGAAGATTTTGGCACGGCAAATGAAATATCGTCTGCTTCGGCCAACATTTCCAATGTGGAGAATGGCAAACCTATGAAATTTGAATTTGAATCTCCTGTCAGCCTTGACACGACAAAGAGTCATTGGTTTATATTAAATCTCGGTGGTATATATGATAGCCAAAATGATAACAAGATAATGTTTTCTTCATTTGAAACAAAGGCCGTAGACGAACAGATTGGATTGGAAAACAATATGATTGGAAGTGTTGCTGGAACAGATATAGATTTGACCGAGTATCAAGTAGAATCTCCGTATCAAACAAGCGTAATAATGCCTTATGTGGTTTTATCATAGGGGGATTTATGTCAATAGGTAGATTCAAATTAAACGACAATGTTTTCCCACATTTGGAATCGCAAAGCGACTGGGATGACGCCAAAGAAAACGGAGTGACCGTGGTTTCTGCGGAGTCCCAAGACAATGCTGTATATCTGACTTATGAATACAACGGAAAAATATGCGGTGGTAGATATGATATTTGCATAAACGGGCCTGTTGT